CGAGGAACTGTTCCGCCTATACAGGCAGTTAGACAAATAAGTCCTTCATTATATTTTTTGAGCAAATCAAAGTCTATTCTTGCTCTATAATAAAACTTACCGCCCTTTTCAATCGGAACATTTGCCCATGTTATTATTTTGTATAGATTTTGTAATCCCTTATTATTTTCTGCTAATAAAATAAGGTGATCAGACTTACGCTCTTTCTCACTTGCATTTTCGCAAAAATATGCCTCTATTCCTAGGATTGGCTTGATGCCCTGTTTTATGCATTCTTTGTAAAACTTCACATGGCCATATACACCTCCATGGTCTGTAATCGCTAAAGATTTTATTCCTAACTTCTTTGCTTTACTTACCAACTCTGGTATTTTGGCCATGCTATCAAGCATAGAAAAAGAAGTGTGAACGTGAAGTGGCACATATGTTTTTTTCATGCGTATTCCCATGCTCCATTTATATATTGATAGATTATAGATGTTGTACTACCATCATCATTCATATGTGATACAGTTATTCCGGTATTTTCTACTATAGGAATGTCCAAAATAATTTTCTGAACTTCTTCGTCAGAGTTGACAACAGCATAAAGACCATTGTGGACATGGTTATCTAAATATATATAATATTTATTATCCATCAAACTTCTCCTTTTTCTAAAAACTTCCTATATTCTTTTTCACACGTTTCAGGGTCGCATAATGCATTACACTTCCAGTCATAGTTTACCCCATTATTTTTATCACAACGCCTTAGCGGACACTTATCTTCTTTTATTTTATGCCAATAATATAATAGTGCTTTTATAGTTTTATGATCATCTCTATCATCAAATGCTAAAACAATAGGTATTTTTCTCATATAATAAGGCACGATTAGAATATTATTATATTTAGAATAAATAGTCTTAGCGGCCAAATGGTAAATCAAAAACTGAGGATCTTTTCTGCATTCTGGATAAGATTGTGTCCAAGATCCCGTTTTATAATCCATTACCTCAATAGTATCGTCATCTATTTCCGTAACTATATCAATATATCCTTTTACTAAAATAATATCAGAAGCGTCTTTTATTTCTAACTCAAAATACTTTTCAACGTCTAAAATAGTTCTATTGAATGGACTATTATCCCCTTTGTCTTGCGTTACCTGCTTGACCAACTTTGCCGCATCTTCTACGCCCCTTCTAGGACAGGTGGCAACTTCATCAACCGACATTCCTAATATTTTGCAAGAAGCATTTTTTTGCCAAATACACTTATCACATTTTTTTGTCCACGCTTTTTTATCATATGTCCAGATTTGTTGTTTCCTATATTGTGAAAGTAGATATTTTTTCCAGTTTTTCTTATTTATTTGGTCAGCATCTCCTTTTGAGTTGCCCTGATCGTTTTTACATAATGGCCTAGCAAGTCCTTCTAATATTTCATGGACCAAAGTTCCTTGTAATGCTCCAAAGTTGGGAGGAGATTGCCAATCAGTTTCATATGTCAGATAATATTTGAATGGACAATCTTTGTAGGTTTTTATTCTGGTAGCGCTTAGTACATCTAGTTTCATTCATTTTTCCTTCCTCCTATATAGAGATTATTCTCTATCATTTGTTTCCATATATTTAAGGATATCACAAAAATATCATCATTATATGGAGTAATCTCCAAAGCATCTATTTCTATTTTCTTGAGATGCATTAGATCGCTTGTTCCGCTATTCCTCACTATTGTGTCATATGACTGATCTTTAGATACTTTTGCCGCTACTATTATCTCACCATTGAGAACGTCGCCCCAATATCCATCTTTTTCTATTAGTTCTCTAAGAGACAAGATATCCTCCTTGGAAAAATCCTTCATTATATAAAATCTTGAACGTAGCATCCTTAAGTTGTTTCATGCTACGATTAGACCCACCTTGTATAACATAATCATATTCCTCATCTGAAATATTATCTAAAGACATTTCACTATCGTGAGTGATAGTCTCTTCTCTCTTTATATTTCGATATATTTTTATTACTTTGCCACCCCATTTTTTTATTGCCTCTATTTCATTTGGAAATCTAACATCTGTAACAAAAATAACTGTATTATCATTGCTTTTTTTTATTTTTTGTATGCGCAAATATAATAGATTGGTCCAAAAATCTTCTCCAAAACTATGTCTAAAAATCTCTGTACCAACAACTTGCATTACTTCTCTGGCAGAAATATTGTCTTGTTCATTCTTTTGCCATTTATCTCTAATATCTTTTGTAAACATTTTCCACGTATTGACCCATTGATTTTTTTCAAAATCAGAACCAGATAAGTTTTTGCGTGAAACTCCTAAATAATCTAAACAAAACTGCTTGAGAGGATCTGCTAATGCTAAGTTTGTTGCTATTATATTTTGAGGATATAAAAGTTCTGAAGCAAAATCACACAATGTATTTTTGCCACATTGTTTTTTTCCAGCAACTCCATATAGTCTCATGATTTATCTCCGAATACTTGTTGTATTTCTTCTATTGACATTTCGCCCCAATCTTTTTTAGTTGGTACAATATTGAAAACATTGAACATTTTTCTTTGTAATAAATGAGTATTTTTGGGCATTGACTGTTGTGCTGGCGTATCATTATCTAAGGCCAAAACAACATCCATAGCATGACATCTACATAATAATGATGCTTGACCTTCTGATATATGAGTGCCCATAATAGCAACAGCATTATTTATTCCTGCCATTTGCAACTTAATAACGTCGAATGGACCTTCGCATAGAACAACCTTATGTTTTATTTCAATACTATTTTGAACATTATTTATATTGAATAGATTTATTGACTTTTCAAATCCCCAATGCTTCCATTTTGGGATATTTTCTTTATCATTGATTTTGCGACCACTAAAACCAACCAATGCTCCATGAATATTATATATTGGTATAACCATTCTATTTTTCATTGGTCCATTTTGTGCTATTCCTGCTCCAATATTTTTTATTATGTCTATACACAATCCTCTTTGTTTAGCATACGCATCAGCAACTGCAAGTTTTTTCAATATATTTATATCATAAGTTTTTTGCAACAGATGTTTATTCCAAAAATCTGTTTTTATAGACAGTTTTTTAGACAACTGTTTTAGTTCTACTTCTTTATCTGAAATCTCTGTTTTATTAGATAGGAAATCATTGGCAAAATAAACTGCTTCAGCAAATGATATTTTTTTTACTACTCTTATTAGTCCAAGAAGATCGCATCCTACTTTAGTATGACATCCATTAGTCCAGCATCTCCAAGTGCCCGTATTGTAATAATATGTAAACGCACTAGGATTATCTGCTCCATTATGACACGGGGCAGTTCCTCTAATCTCAGTTTCAGTTACAACAAAATCGTCAATATCTATTTGTAGTGAAATCAATAAAGTTTCCAAGTGCAACTGTAGTCCCATTTTTAGTTTTTCTATGTCATTTATTTTTTTTGTTATCATCTTCTTTGTGTGGTTGCTCCAATCTTATTTCTTTTATTATACCACAGGCCAACTCTCTATATTTAGGATCTTTCATATCACAATATAATCCTATATATTCATTTCCGATATGTCCTGCTCCATCTCTTGTGTTGGTAACTATTAGTTTTAGATTTGGTATTTCTGCATCACTTATTTGTCCCGCCTCCTCTTGTTCGTTTTGCAATGCATATAATGCATCAAGTTCATATTGAGGTTTTTTGCATAATATTGATAAACTGTCACATAACCAAACTATCCTATCGCTACCACTAATAGTGCTTTCATCCTCCCTTTCCATTCCGTCCCGGTTTTGCTGAACAAACATAATCATAGAAGTTTCATACTGGGAAATAAGATCGTGTAAAATAGTCATCCTATATCCAAGTTCTTCAAACTCTTTTGTTCCATATCCCTTGTCGTCATGTCGCATTAACTTTAGATAGTCCAATATAATAACGGATGGATTATATTTACCTTCTTCGTTTTTGCCAACACGCTTTGCCATCCATCGGCGTATCAAACTTATCTGTTCTTGTATAGTAGATCCTTTGACAACTACATAATCTAGTGGCCATACATTTTTCACATCTTCACTACTTATTTTGAAAATCTTTTTTGCCCTTTCCGGGTCTATTATCAATAAAGATTGTTTTATTCTATTTGACATATTTTTATCTTTATAGAACTCTCCGCTACGAACAATACTTAGTGGAACTTCTGCCAATGATGCCAGTAAGCGTCTACGCTGCCGATCTTTATCCAACTCTGTATCTAAATATAATACTGGTATATTGTTTCTTGCTATATTTTTTGCCAACGTAAGTCCTAAAAATGATTTGCCCAACTTTGAACGTCCGGCAATAACATTGACAGAACCACGTTGTAACCCTCCTCCTATGGCATAATCATATAAAGGAAATCCAGTTGCAATACCAATCTCAGATTTTCCAGACTTGGCCTTTGTTACTAAATCTACAACCCAATCAGAAATACCATCACAAAGATTGTCTATATCATTACATTTGACCAGTTTATTGCTGAAATCAAATGCTTCCTGTTCAAAGTACTGAATAATCGCATCTGCATCAGGATAATCATTAGATGTATTTTTTATTTGTTCTAGTTTTTTATCTAGTTGCCTTCTAATAGATGCAGTAAATATCATGCTGACTGTTTCTTTGAGTGATATATTATTTAGCGAAGGACATTCTTCCATTGCCGATAAAACTGTTCTAACTTCTTTTATATGTTGTTCAAGTTGAGGAGCAACTTCTAATATTTTTGGTTCTAATACAGAAATATCTATTGCCCCGATTTCGTTACTATTTTTTTGTGCTATATCTTTTATTACTATATAAATAGATTTTGTTATTAGTTTAGAAAAATCTGATGCCTCTAATAATACTCCATCAATATCAAATATAAGGTTGGGATTTTTTGATAGAGTTGCTAAAAGATTGCGCTCGGCAGCGATATTAGAAAAGTTGTTAGACATCAAAACGTCTTTCTAGTAGACTGATTCTGAGAATGTTGTCTGTGATAAAAAGATTTCAAAATATTAGATATATTATCAATGCCTTCGGTTACTTCTTTTATTTTGCTATATTTTGCCTTTAGTAATACAATCTCATTTTCTATCTGTATCAACTTTGGATTTGCGTCGAGGACTAAACACTCTCTCTCTTCTTTATTTTTCCATTTCCCATGCTCTCCCAAACTATTAGTTCCACGATATAGTCCACGTCCAAACTGTTGTTGTTTGAAGTTTAGTTGTGCTAATATAGACCCTTTTTCTGTTTTCAAATATAGATTATAAGCATTTATTTTCAATATTATAGCAAATAGTTCATCCGCAGATAAATCACGCAACTTTTCCATAGTCCATTGAGCAATCCATTCTAAACTAACTTCACCTGTTGCTGGAGAAAACTTTAGAAGTCCTGTTTTTTTTGACCATTCTATCATGTCGCTATCAAATCCCATACTATAACTCCTTTAGTTCGTCTATGTTTTTTATTCTAAATAAATCTATATTATTTATATCGCACCATGTTTCTTTTCTTTCGTCGTTCTTTTGTCCTTGAACAAACTGTGCTTTAGTATTATGGAAGAACGGGTTGAACTGATCATGTTGCGGTCCATCATATTCAAATGCTATGCGTAAAGATGGTATGAAAAAATCTAGTCTTAGACCATGCGTCCCGTAGCATGGAAACTCTTCCAGAATAGTTATATTGGAATATTTTTTTGTCAACCATTTGCCTAGTTTATATTGTGGCAATGATTTACATTCTGTTTTTGTCCGTATTTTATATTTATAGACATTGATACGTTTTTTATATTCTCTTCCATCTAATCCTGTAAATGTCATACTATCTTCTTTATTTTTTCTAAGATTGTACTCATAATGTCTGAATGAGATACTAAATAATCTCCAAGATTGTCAAATCCTTGTATTTTTTCATCTACTCCTGGTATTTCGTACCATGCTCCAGATCGTTTGATTAGTGAAAGTTGCATTGCTAAATCTGCTACTTCCAATCCTGCATTGAACCCTTTTCCATATATCAAATATAGGATTGCCTCTTGATAAGGTGCAAAAAATCTATTTTTTACTGTAGTTGCTTTTACAATGTGTCCATACACTGGTCCATCTTGATTTTTTTGTAGTTTTTTAGTTCTTTTTAGTTCTATTCTCCAATCGTTATTGAACTTTATCGACTGTCCTCCTGGAACTATGTGTTTCGCTCCATATCCAGTAAGATTGTCCCTGATTTGATTTAGAAACATAATAGTACTTTCATTATGTTCTGTAAAAATCTTTGCCTTAGGCATAAATGTAGATAACAACTTAGGAATAGGGGCATACATTTCTTTTTCTGCCCCCTCTTCAAGTTGTGCTGAAGAAATACATGCCGGAACCGAATCGAGTACGATAAATGATCTTGGCATTGTTCGTAAAATATGCTCCATGCCATTGAACGCTGCCTGTCCATGTTCTGGTTTTATCCAATGCACTTTAGTGTGGTCTAAAAAACAATCAACTAAACTTTTTGTAATAGATCGTTCCATATTTATATAAAAACAATGCATTTCAGATTTGATTGCTTGTGCCATTGTCGCTAATGCAAATGAGCTTTTTCCCGCACCTTCTGGGCCGAATACCTCAACACATCCAGTAGTCAATCCGCCCTTTTCGGTCAAAATAATATCAAGAGCAGGAGATCCAGTGCTTAAAAAATATGGCATATCTTTATTTAGGTCTGCCGTAATCTCACAACCAAGTTTGCTAAGTGCGCTTAGAATATTGTCACTAGACGCTATCTTTTTCGCCATTATTTTCTCCTTTGCACTCTTTTATTTCTTGTTTTAGTTTTTTATGTGCAGATATTTTATTTATTGGACTACCCTGACTAGATACCTCAAAATAATCTTGTTCTTTTTCTACGCTTGTTACTTTAGGCATTTCTATTTTTGTAATATCGCTAAGTATTTTTTGAGTGTTTTGTTTTTGCTTATCGTTAGGTTTGACAAAAATATTGTATATTATTACTTCAAAATCTTTGAATATGTTGTTGTTATGATTATACCATTGCTGAAGTTGTTTATATGTAGTTTGATAATGTTTTTTGATATCTGAACTTACAGGCGTATCTTTTCTCCAAAAATAAGGTGGAAGATTTCCAAAAATCATAACACATGATAGTTCTGACAAAAGATGCATTGTTCCACATTTGAACTTGGGCGTAGTAATAGAATGATATTTATGTCCAATACGTCCTTGAGTTTCTTTCCATATTTTTTGACAGATAGGACAATCTCTTTTAGTCTTTTTGTATCCTTGATAGGTAGGGTGATGTGGGCATTTCATGATAACCTCCTACATGTATAGATATAGAATAGCGTATCTTGTATTATATTTCTCCACTAATAGAGATTTCATGCAAAAACGCAAACTGTTCCTTTATTTCTGAAGCAGATATAACTTGTTTTACTATTTTTTGTTTAGTAACATTATTATACCATATAATATATGCTTTATCATTTATAATGTGTCCAACGCCCATTGCTGTTAGCGCTATTTTATTGAATGTTGACCAAACTTGATATAAAACAAAATACGACTGTGCTTTAGGCAAACATCCTTCTTTATTCCACATTTGACTAATAGTACGATTATTCTTTTTGCACCAGTTTTTCAACTCACGCCATTTGCCTTGGTATCCATTATATTCAACTATTTCTCCATTATTAAGGATTGCCTTCCACATTTATCCTACTCCTAAAATAATCTATTGTTTTGATTAGTCCATCTTGAATAGTAGTAGATGGTTCCCATAATAGTTGTTTTTTTGCTAACGTAATATTTGGTTGACGAACTACTGGATCATTTGGTCTTGGATCTGCTTTATCTAGAATATTTTTATATATAATATTTGATTGACTATTCGTCATTTGTTTTATCAACATCGCCAACTCTATAATACTATAATATTCATAAGGATTTCCTATATTTATTGGCAAAAAATATTTAGAGTTTATAGATTTTATCAAAGCATCTATTACATCGTCAACATAGCAAAAACTTCTTGTTTGCTGTCCGTCTCCGTATACCGTGATTGGACTATTGGACAATGCTTGCGTAATAAAGTTCGGCACTACTCTTCCATCATTCAGTCCCATATTTGGTCCGAAAGTGTTGAAAAGACGCACAATATGTGTATTTATCTTATGTGCCCAATAATAAGTCATTACAATCGTTTCGCCACATCTTTTTTCTTCATCATAAATAGAGCGTCTATTGATAGGATCTACATTTCCGGTATATGTTTCTGGTTGTGGTGAAATAGCAGGATCTCCATATATTTCAGAAGTAGAAGTGTATAAAAATCTAGAACGATATACCTTGGCAATATCTAACAAGTTGATCAATCCTATAATATTAGCATTAAGACTTTCTATAGGCCGTGTCAAATATAGTTTGGGACTGGCAATAGATGCTAAATAATAAATATCTGATATTCTAAATCTGTCAGACGCTTTACATTTCGATTTTATTTTTTTTAGCAATACACAACTTGAAGCATCTTCTTCGACAAATAGAAAGCGCTGCCTGTTGAATAAGTCGTCTATATTCAGGATATTGCCAGATATAAGATTGTCTACGCATACAATATTTTCCCCTTTATTCAGCAGAGCATTACATAGATGACTACCGATAAATCCAGCGCCGCCAACAACTAGTGAAATATTTTTCCTAAACATTGATCATAAACTCTCTAAGTGTTTGAAATGAAAGAAAATATCTATCAATCTGTCCCAGTAACCAAGGATGGATATTTTTGATATCATAATCTGAAGATATTATTCCATATACTGGTTTCCCATATGATTTAGCAACTGTGCATTCAGAAATGCTTCCGGCACCTATATGTTGGTCTATATAAATAATAACAGCATCACATTTTTTTACTATTGCTACATCATTATGTCCAACCATTTTAGAAAATGTATATCCTAAACCAATACCATGTAAAGATATATATTCTGTTATACTCGATACTTCTTTATTATATTGAAAATCGCATGGATCTATGATCTTTATATTTGTCAATGCAAAGTGTTTTTTCAATATTTCTCTATATTCTACTCCATGGTCCGGCGCTTTTTCAATAGCGCCAGCAGCATAAATACAAATAGAGGCATTATTAGTTTTTTCTATAAACTTATGTATATTATTGCAATCTTTAGATGGAAAATGTGAATAAATAAGTCTTAATATTCTATTAGAAACATACGGTATAATCTCTATGAAAGAACTTGCTCCTTTAGTTTTTCTTTGATAATAATTGAGAATAGGCATTGGTATACCATACTTATATTCCATAAGTTCTTTGAGTTTAGGATATAGATTACTTTTTCTACTATTCAATCTTAGTATCGTTATATTATTTTTAGACTGCTCTATTGATTTTGGTAAATCTATAAAAAACTTTGCCAATCTTTGAGGTGCAACTATTTCAAATTCTTGAAGTGAAAACGCACATGGTAAATGCATATTATATCTCCCATATTATTTTATCAAATATAGTATTTTGTGATATAAGATCCGCCATATTGTTTCTAATGTCATCAGTTATATCTTTGCAACATGACCTAATGCCAGTATATATTATTTTATTATCAAGGTCCATATCAAATACAAAAAATGATATACCATCATTTCTTAGTGCTAAAATATGATACTGCATTGCATCCCAAAAGGCGTCCACTATTGGCCTATTAGATTTTATCTTTTCTATACGTTCTGCATCAGTACTATATCCATGTTTATCTGCCATATTCTGAAAATCGTTATTCGACATCTGGACCACCAAGTGAAATAATCGCCCTACCTCCCCTTTTGCCTTCTACTATCTTAAACTCTCCTGTTGGTTCTTTTTTCTCTACTGTTGCCTTTTGTACTTTTGTTTCTCTCCCATCTGGAACAGATACATATGCAGTATTTTTATTAGAAGGTGGTTTGTTGTTGTATACCTCTTCGTATAAATATTCTGCTATATCATTAATGTGATTTTGTATATATTTTACCAACGCATTCAATACTTGTTTTTTGCTTGGCATTTTTACTCCTTATTCTAATGGTTTTATTATTGTTCCTATGTGAGTATCCTGTGGTTCATCTTCTATTATTGGATATTCTTCAGTATCATTATCGTTTACACACTCCTCTTCGGTCATTAGATGTGCAAATGTCATATGCCAAACGGTAGTGCGCATCAAAGCATATAAATGTCGAAGATTGACCATCCCAAGTGCAAATCCATGTGAATCACGAGAAAATCCAAGAGACAATGTTCCTATAAGTTCTCCATCTTTATTGAATATGCCTCC